AGTTATTGGACAACAACTAGCACAAGGACCAGAATCATATGCAACTCCAGCAGGCGGTAAAGCGCCTTCAACTTCTTTTAGTACTGGCGCTGACTTTGGATTTAACACAGGTGGGTTGGTAGGGTTAAGAGAGGGAGGAGATATTCCTCAAGAAGAAAGTATTGAACCTTATGTTTCTTTTTTAAAAGAAAAAGAAAAGTTTAAAGCCAAGCCCTATATACCTACAAAAGGAGACAAGCCAACTATAGGTTATGGTCATACAGAAAATGTAAAAATGACAGATAAAGAAATAACAGAAGAGCAAGCTGACTTATTACTAAGAAGCGATATAAGAAAAAGACTACCTAAAATTAAAAATAAAATAAAAGATTTTAATTCTTTTCCGCAAAGTTTAAAAACAGCTATGGTAGGTGAATGGTTCAGAGGAAGTTTAAGTGGTAGTCCTGAAACTATAAAATTAATTAACGCTGGAGAGTATGAAAAAGCAAGCAAAGAATTTTTAAATAATGAAGAATATAGAAAAGCAGAGGAAAGAAAAAGATTAGGAATTAAACCTCGTATGGAACTTGTTTCTAATGAACTAAAAAAACTATCTGTTCCAACAACTAAAGACATGTATGATGATAAACCTTTTAGTTCTGTTTATTCAGGTATGCCCACTGTACAAAAAGAAACTCAAATGGCTAAGTTATCTGATACAGAAAAAGACGCAGGAATACTTTCTATATTAAGAAATATACTTAGTGGTGAAGATAAACAATATGAAGTACAAGCAGGAGATACTTTATCTGCTATTGCAAAACAACAAGGTATGTCTTTAGATGAGTTGCTTGAAGCAAATAAAAATATTTCTGATCCTAATGTTATTAGTCGAGGACAAGAAATAACTGTTCCTGATCAAAGTTCATTTTTAGATAGAGTACGTGGTGCATTAGGTTATGCACAAGGTGGTGATATTGGTCAGTACTTTGAAGGTCAGGTAGTTGGTAATGGTGATGGTATGTCAGATCAAATACTCTTTGAAGTAGAGGGCAACAATCCTGATAAAGCCTTGCTAAGTCGTGACGAATATGTTATACCTGCAGATGTGGTAGCAATGCTTGGTAATGGTTCTTCTAATGCAGGATCAGAACAGTTAGATAATTTTATTAAAGGTATACGTCAAGATTCATTTGGAACACAAAAACAACAAAGACAGCTTAATGCACAACAAGGTTTGAGAGGATTAGTTTAATGGGAGGAGCAAGAGGTGTAACTACAACACCTACAACACCAGCTACAACACCAGCTACTCCACAGTTGGTAAATCGTGGTGCAGGCATGTCTACACTTCCAGTACCACCAACAACACCAGCAACAACACCAGCAACAATACCATCTAAACCACAGTTAATAAATCGTGGTGCAGGTATGTCTACACTTCCAGTACCACCAACAGGACCAATAGGTTTTCCAAGTACATCTAATAAAGGTGGTGGTACTGCTGCTATTCCTTCTCCTACATTTGCTTCTGATCCAATAGTAGCACAACCATTACCTACACCTATACAAAGTAATAAAGGTGGTGGAATTACTTCACCACTTACACCTACACCTACATCACCTTATACAGGACTTGCAAGTATTCCACTGTCTCCATATGGCAGTACTGGCTATACTTCTCCCGGTCCACAAATAGATGTAACTGAATTATCTAGGACTAATTTTGATGACGAACTTACTGCGAGAGATACACTACGTAGACTTGAAATAATGGAGAAAAGATTTGCAGATCAAGATGCAGCAGCAGCTAATGCACCTACTGCAGAACAAAGACAGGCAGAACAAGACAGGATATTTGCAGAGAGTCAAAGAAGATATTGGGACGATCAAGGAGTTGGTAATTAACAAGAACAATAATAATAAAAAATGAAACTAATAAGAATTGAACAAAACTGTGTAGAAGTTACTTGGCCTTATGTAAAACACTTTATTAAAAAACCTGTAGACAGGAGCATGAATGAAAGAGACATAGATGATGTTTACCTTTCTCTTCTCCACAATCAAATGCAGCTATGGGTTTTGGCAAGTGAAGAAGAAGGAATACTAGGAGCATGTATCACACAGTTGATACAATATCCAAAATGTAAAGCATTGTCTTTACCACTGGTAGGAACTAAGCCACATACAATAAGCAAGTGGTACGAGTACACAATGGACGATAATTCTCCGCTATTGCAGTGGGGTAAAGAGCAAGGAGCAGTAAGACTTGAGTGTTATGTCAGGGATGGCTGGCTAAAGTACACTAAGAAGTTTAACTTTAAAAAGTATTATACTACGATTGTAAAGGAAATTGAGTAATGGAAGCAAACAAGTTGATCAATGATCTTTCAGTAGCAGAAAAGATTGAACTGTATAACTGTCTCTATGAAGACCTGTCAGGCAAAGGTATTGATGGAGATACTGAACTTGCACATGTCAACGTGGAAGAGATGGCAGTTCTGCGTGCTATGGGTGGATCAGGTACAATCAACCCACATACCAATCTAATTCAGTTTGGTGGTGGTGGTTCTCCTCCACCTCCTCCTCCTGCTACACAGACTGTTACTCAACAACAAACTATTCCTGATGAACTAAAACCATTCGTTACTGATGCTCTTGAAAAAGCACGCGCAATTCAAGAGCGTAGAGAAGTAGAAGGTTATGTTCCATTCTCAGGTCCACGTATTGCAGAGTTTGCTCCTGAGCAGACGCAAGCATTTGAAAGTATCAAAGGTCTTGTAGGTCAAGGACAGCAATACTTTGATCCTGCTGCTAGACTTACAGCAGCTAGTGCATTTGCTCCTACTGCACCACAAGTATCACAGTTTATGAATCCTTATCTACAGAATGTAGTAGATATACAACAACGTGAAGCACGTAGAGCAGCAGACGTAGAGCGTCAACAGTTAGGTGCACAGGCTGTAGGTGCTGGTGGATTTGGTGGTTCTCGTCAGGCAATTCTTGAAGCAGAGCAAGCGCGTAATTTACAACAGCAACTAGGTGACATTCAAGCACGTGGTTTAGCTTCAGCATATGAAGATGCACAGGCACGCCTACAACAGCAGCGTGAACGTGAACGTCTTGCAGGTGCACAGTTTGCTACACTAGGACAAGTAGCACCGGGACAGGCATTCCGTGAGTTGTCTGCACTTGAAGCTATTGGTGCACAAAGACAACAGCAACAGCAACAGGCATTGGACATTGCACAACAAGAATACGAGATTGCTCGTACATTCCCAGAGCGTACACTACAGGATTATCAGTCAATCATTCGTGGTTATGCTGCACCTATTCCTGCATCTACTGTGACGCGTTCACAGACTACTACACCTGCTCCTTCATTCTTGCAACAGGCAGCAGGTTTAGGTTTTGCAGCCGCAGGTGTTGGTAAAGCGTTTAATGCTTTTAAAGAAGGTGGTCTTATTTCTCTTTCTAATGGTGGTCCACCAACAGGTAGCGGTTCAACACAGATAGATATGTTGTCTAAAATGTCTACACAAGAATTAAATAGAGCGGCAGGCGATCCTAATTTTTCTCCTGCTTTAGTAGAAGCAGAGCGACGGCGCAGAAGAGACGCAGTAGATGCAGCAAATAGACGTTCTCGAACTGGTATTTTTGGAACAATACCACGAAATGAAAATAAAATTAGAGCAAATGAATTAACAGGACTACTTACTCCTGAACAAATATATAATAGAGGTTTAAATAATTTCCCTGCTGCTGCTGAAGAATCTAGCCTTCCTTCAGATGATAGGTTAGAAATAGAACGTGAGCGAGATAGAGCGAGTCAGTTAAGGAGAACTGCAGTAGATGTTTCTTCTATTGAACAATTACGTAAGGATACTTTAGAAGAGAGAAGAAAAATAATGGCAAGATTAGCTGAACAAAATTCAAGTTCTGTTGTTGCTCCTTTAAATCCCAGATATGGTGTTGGTGTACCGATTAGTCAAATTCCAACTTCTGCAGTTGCATCTGCTACATCTAATGCACCTGCAGCTACAGCTACACCTAAACCTGCACCTGCAGATACACCTCCTGCAGCTACACCTCCTGCAGCTACACCTCCTGCAGATACACCTCCTGCAGCTACACCTCCTGCAGATACACCTCCTGCAGATACACCTAAACCTGTTATTGATATAGGTCCAGGATTACCAGAATCTGCCAATACGGATATGGACGAAGATGTAAGCGCAATTGCTGCTGATAACAATGTTAATATAAATAATCCTGCTGCAAAATCTTTTGCCTCTGGTCTATCCATTGTCAATCCTTATCAGCAGCAAATAACTGATCTTACAGGACAGCTATCAGATATTACTAAAAAGGAAAGAGAAGACTTAACTAAGTTAAGAAAAGATATTGACCAAGATAAGTGGATGCAGTTGGCTAACTTTGGATTTAGTATTCTTGCACAACCCGGTGGACAGACTTTACTTGAAGCTGTAGGAAAGGGAGCAAAAGAATCTCAATTAGTTAGTAACTTGTCTAAGTTAAACGATAAGCAACGTGCACTTGCTCTGAATGCATCTCAACTAGATCGAAGAGAACTACAAGATAAGTTAGGTCTTACTAAAACTCAAGCTGATATGTATTACAAATCAAGAGATTTAGACCTTAAATCAACACAGTTAGACAATGAACTTAAAAGATTAAATATTATAGAAGCTAGATATATAGATGAAGGAAAATCTGATGCTATATTAAATCAAATTAGAGCAAGAAAGCAACTTCTTGATGAACAACGGTTTATCTTAGAGGCACAAACTGCTTTAGCAACTAGATATAAATTAGGTAAAGACGATATTAAAGCTGCTAAAGATGAACAAGATAGTTTCTTTAGTAATAAAGAAGCTGTATTTAACTATTTTAGTGATTCAATGAAGAAGGACCTAGAGAAAAAGGGATACGTAGGTGTGACGGCTATAGAGGAAATGAAAAAGCTACCTACTTCAGTATTTATAAGTGTGTATAATGCACATCAAACATCAAAAGATAGAGGTAATTTAGGCGTATTTTATAATGCTTTAGCTGAACAATTACCACCTAAACCTAAGTAAATAATCTATGTCAGAAGCACAGAGAATAAATGAAGAAACTTTAAGGTTGCTACAAGGTGGTAATCAAGATAGCTATTCTGCATATCTTGATCCATTTAAAGATATTGATTTATCTCAACAACCTTCTGTTGAAACAGTAACTAGCCCATCAACTTTTACTCTTTATGATGGTGATTCTTTTACATCTAGAGTAGGTCGTTCTTTTAATGAATCTCAAAAAACTATGGCTGAAAGTATAGCACTTTATGCTCAAAAATTAGGGTTAGAGGATTTAGAAAAGTGGGCAGTTGGTAATGTACTAGAGCAAGAAATAGATATTAAACAGTATGGTGCACCAAGAAGAACAAGTTCATTTACTCAAGGGTTAGATGAAGTTGAAAAAGCATATGGTTCTGATGGTGACGTAGGTGCAGCATTAGAACGTGGTGGTCTACTTCTTAAAGATATGGTAGCTGATGGTCTTGGTTCAGCTGGCTTACCAGTAGCTGCAGGTTTAGCTGCAATTCCTCTTTCTGTTGCTGGTGCACCTGCTGTTCTTACAGGAACAGTAGCTATAGGTTTACCTCTTCTTGTAGGTAACCTATTAGCTGCTAAACCTATATATAACGAAAGTAAAAAAATAGGAGCAGATGAAGCGTCTGCTACTACTGCTGCTGTGGTAGGAGGTACTATTTCAGGACTGTTAGATAGGATAGGTGCTGGTGTTATTCTTACTGGTCTTATCAAACAGTTTAGTAAGAAAGCTATATTAGAAGAGTTATCTACAGAGTTTGGTTCTAGTGCAGCAAAAACAATTGTTGAAAATGCTGGTCGAGTTACAGCAGACATTGCAAAAGGTGGAGGAAAAGGTTTTGTTGTTGAAGGTGTAACGGAAGGTGCACAAGAGTTTACACAAATGGCAGCAGCAGGTATTGCCGCAGACAAAGGTATTATGCCATATGACGCTGAAATAGCAAAAAAACGTCTTATAGATGCTGCTGCATTAGGTGCAGTAACTGGTAAAACATTAGGAGCAGGTTCAGGTTTTGTCTCTGGTAGAATGAAACAATCATTAGCAGAAAAGGAATTAGACGAGAGGAGAAAGATAGCTAAACTAGATGAAGCTATACAGAATGAAGAGACGGATATTGCTAAAGTAGAAGGTTTTGTTGGTAATTTAAAGCAGGGTAAACGAATGGACAGTTCTCGTTTATTCAGTGGTGTTCTTAAATCTTCCATATCTCCTCTCCGTGGTTTGTTTGAAACAGGTGGAGAACGTGGCGCTACTCTAGTTAATGACTTAAATTCTTTCTATGATAATTTAAGTGCCGCTGTAGGCAAAGATGCTACTGAAACATTTCAAGACCCTGAGACTGGTGAGTCTATTAATGGTTTGGTAGAGCTATTTGAACCTTTAAAACGAGCAGTTAAACTTCCTTTTCAAAAGGCAATAAAAGCAGAGAAGATGAAGCGTCTTTCTGATGTTCTTCAGAACAAGGTAGACTCTGATCCTGATCCTGACATTATGAGAGCAGCACGTAATCTTAGAAATTATCTAGGTAATATTGAAACTGATCCTGAAACAGGTAAGCCGCTACAAACAATTAAGGTTGAAAGGTCTATGCTTCAGGAACTGATAGATAATCCTGACATGACACAAGAACAGTCTCAAACTCTTGGTAGAATAAATCCAAATACAGGTAGGTTCTATGTTAACCCTAGACTATTTGATATCATTAAAAATCAAGCAAATAATATTAGACAGGAAATAGAACAACGAGTAGCACAATCTCCTAATGAAGAAGCATTAATTAAAAAAGAAGTGTTACGTAAATTTAAACCACTAGAGGGAGAAGTTTTATTTCAACCAGAAGCTACAGGTAAGTATAAAGAACTTGTCGATGCTGGTGTAGACATTCCTTACGTTGCTGGTTATCTTCCTGTCATGTTCAAGACAGGACCGTTAGCACGTAGAAAGATGATGCGTATTCTACAAGAGGAGGGAATGACACGCCAAGCTGCTGCTTCTGTTGCAGAGAATATCGAAAGCAATGAAGGGATGTACAATCCCAATGATATTAAATTAAATATAGATCAGTATCGTAGTCCTGACAGCAGAGCAAGCGCAGCAACACAATCTTTTGAACAAGCACGACAGCTTCCTGAACGTGTGAGAAATAGATTATACGATGAGGGTTTAATTGAGACGAATGTAGAAGGTATTCTCTATCGTTATATGTTAGACGCAAACAAAAAAATACAAAGTGAGAAACTTAAAAGAAGCATACAAGAAAATGTACCTGAACTGGCAAAGGAAAATAATATAACTCAGCCAGAGGTTGATCGTATTGTAGATATCTTTGATGCAATACAGGGTAAGTACAAGCCTCTTAAAGATAAGAGAGTGCAAGCAATTCAGAAGTGGGCGTTAACTGCAGGATATATTTATACACTTCCTCTTGTTGGTCTAACTGCTCTGTCAGAACCTCTTATTATTCTATCAAGAATAAATCCCAAGTATGCATTATTTGGTGGATTGAATGCAGCATACAATGGTTTAGCTTCTGGTCTTAGAACAGTGTTTCCTAAATTACCCAGAACAGAATCTGAGAAAGTATTTAGAGGTATTGTTCAGGGGCTTGATGGTACACTTGCAGATAGATTTGGTGACTTAGCTGGTGTAACTGTTTCAAGAAAAGTGGGTAATGCTTTCTTTAGAGCAACACTTCTTACTACACTCACACAGATTAGTAGGGACATGGCATTTCAAGCTGCTCGTCTTCAGATGAGAGATGACCTACGTACTGTTCGCAGGTATACAGACGCAGGAATACCTAAAACTAGAGAGTTTGTAGATGCACGTAAGCGTCTCACTGCACAGGGTATTGTTAACCCTATGACAGAAGTTGCGCAAGGATGGGCAGATGGTTTATATGAGGGGCAAGGTGATCCTGAATTAATTAGAAAGGTTATGTCTAAAACTGTAGATGAATTTATTATGTCACCAAATGCAGTTAATAGACCATTGTGGATGAGCAATCCACATCTTGCTACTGTTGCACAGTTAAAAGGTTTTACTGCTGCCTTTGGTAATATAGTTGGTGCTAGACTTTACAGAGATGTTCTTGTTCCATTATTTAAGGGACGTATGCCAGATGCGGACATAGTGAGATATGGTGTTGCTCTTGCATCTATCATGGCAGTGTCTATGTTTACTCAAGGTTTACGTGATCAGATACGTTATGGTGATGATTCAGATGAAAGTCCTTTCTCTAAGTTAGACGGTAAAGAAAAATTAGCTGAATCAGTACTTCGTACAGGTATACTTGGAGTAAGCACAATGGGCATAGAAGCATTGAATGCTCAAAAGTACGGATCAAATTTCTTATCTGCAATAGCAGGGCCAGTTGCAAGTCAGATTATAAATATGGGTCAAGCGGGTTATGGTTATTTATTTAATGATGAACCTAGAGCATTAGCAAGAGAGATTGCAAATATTGTGCCACTTCTTAGAATTCTTCCACTTGTGAGAGATGTAAAGAAAGATGTTGTGGATACTATAGAAGAACTGCTAGAAGATTTAAGAGATAAAGTAGTAGATTAACAGGAGAATAACTATGGGTATACCATCATCAGTTACAAGATTTGGCAAGAACGAACCATTTGATTTACAGGTATCTCGTAATCAAATATATGATCACAAGGTGATCTTTAAATTTGGATTTAATCCAGATATTAACAGTGTTGAAGAAACTATCTGGGATGCTGGGGGTATCTATGCCTATCCATCTGCAGCTACTGTAATGAAAGTTTCATCTAGTTCTACTGATGATACTGCTGCAGGTACAGGAGCAAGGACTATTCTTGTTCAAGGTCTTGATGGAGACTACAACGAGGTAGAAGAAATTGTAACTCTTAATGGTCAGACAGCAGTAAATACTACCACCTCTTTTCTTAGAGTAAACAGAGCATATGTTCTGACAGCAGGATCAGGAGGTACAGCAGCAGGTAATATCTATGTGGGTGTAGGAACTGTAACTACTGGTGTTCCTGCTACTATCTATGCTCAGATTACACTGGGAGAGAATCAAACTCTTATGGGACTTTGGACAGTACCTGCAGGTTATACAGGATACTTTGATCATTTTAATGTGGCAACAGGTACAACAAATGCCAATCAGTACGTCGCTATCAGAGCAATACAAAGAAATTTTGGTGGTGTATTTAGAACTATGATAAAACAAACTATTGGGGCTGGTGGTGTAGCAGACTTTGTTCTTAAATATCCAATTGAAGTACAGGAAAAGACTGACCTTGAGATGAGAGCAGCTAGTTCAGGGTCAAACAATCTTGTGTCTGCTGACTTTTCTGTTATCTATATTAAGAATGTTTCTAACTAATGGAAATGGATGCGCAGTTTCTGTTTCAAGTTGGAGCAGTAGTTGCATCACTGTCTGGTGCATGGGCATTGGTGCGTGCACAAGTTAATACACTGAAGGCAACACAAGAAGAAATTAAAAGTGCTGTGGATGAGGTTAATAGAGAACTGGATATAGCAGAGAATAATGTAGCAGTGTTAAGACAACAGATAAAAGTTTTATCAGATATTCTCAGCCCAGATAATCTTGCAAAAGAAAATTCAAGACGTGGGGAAATTCAAGAGCAAATTAAAAGTTTACAAAAAGATGTACTAACTTTGCAACATATGCATAATGGTCGTCACCCTTTCATAGATGAACTAACTAGCAATCATCTTCAAAGTAATCCTCATTCTCCACAGAAGTAAACCAAGAGCATTTAAGAAACATCTTAGATGCTCTGTCTTCTCCCAATATCTCTAAGCTATTAACTATCTCTTGTTCTAGTTCAGCAATAGATTTAACAGCTTCTTCTTCTTTTGTAGAACGAATGCGGGACAGTACCTCTAGTGCCTTGATTGCACTGTTGGTATGTCCTGCACTCTTAGCATAATTGTATTGATTTTCTACCTCTGCAATAACATCAATGCGTGTCTCAAGTTCCTTCTCAAGTTCCTCAATACGCTCATTAATCTCAGGTCGTTGCTTTAGTCTATGACCCTGTGTATGTGCAGATACATCTGAATATCCTGCAGCTTTAGCAGCTTCAGTAGCATTACGATACATCACATAGGCTTGACAGAACTTCTCCTGCTTTAGATTAAGTTCCTTCATTTACAAAACTTTTCCCATGTAAGGTTATGGCTTAGTATCTGACGAGCAGTATCGTTAGAAAGAGAGTCAGCATCACTGATCATAATTGGAGATGACCAACTACAGTACGCTGCCTCTCCTCCAACGCTTGCGCAACCGCTTAATAACAACATCGTCAGACATACGACTAACTTCGTTCTCAATTTTGTTTCTTTCCTGTGTGTTCTTTACTGCCTGCTCTAGTTCCTTTTTCTGTGCATTATCTCTTCCTGCCTTGAATGCAAAGATCAAGGGAAGTATCTTGGTAAAGATATTTAGAACAGAAGAAAAGAGAGAAAGCATTACTCAGCCTTAACTTCTTCAGGCTTTCCTGTTTCCTTAGCCTTGCCGATAGTAAGACTTAGAAACTCTACTACTTTATATAGCTTGCCTAGAAGTGTGTCAGGATCAGGAGTTTTAGTTCCTGCAATGATAAGGCTAGCTACTGTAATAATGCCTGTGACTGTACTGATAATAACATCTGAGTTATTTGTAAGAAGTTCAATCATTTATTTATCTCCTTTAAGCTGCTTGCTTTGTAATTAAATCAATGTAGTAAACTTTATCTGCCTGCTTTGAGGTTTTATATACCTCAGAGACAAGAGTATTTTCTCCATACATGAACACATTCATTTCAATAGAGTCATTATCAAATAACTTTTCGCAATCCTGTGCCATAGCAAGAAGTTCACCAGTAGTCCAAAACTCTGAACCGTTTGTCTCTACCTTCATGTACTTGTTTCTACCGTCTTCTAACTTTTCTTTCAGATCAATAGCTGTCTCATCAGGGAATGAACAGTCAAAACCAAACAGATGAAAGTTTCTAAAGCCAAATATATGCATCATGCCTATTGCTCTCATTGCTGCACAAGTACCACCATTAACAAACGTAGTGTCTTCAGGTACATTTAGGTTCTCGTTTATCTTTAGACTCTTACCCTTCTGATTCTTAACTGTATTAGCTACTGCCTGTGAGTAAGCGTGCCAGCCATACACCTGATTAGTCTTTGATAACAACAACTCTGTCACTGAAGGATCAGTCATTGACGCAACAAAGAACATGGTGCTTGGATCAACTGTCTCAAACAAAGTAGATCGTACAACACCGTGCGTACTTTCACCTTCAATAGGTCGAGGGTCTAGTATAACACATGCCCATGGTTTTATACCAGCCTTGAGCAACTTTGGATAGCTGTGTTTTACACAGACAATTCGTCCATTTGTTTTCTTTTGTAGCTTCTTTAGTTTCTTAAAGTCAACGGATGATCCACCAGATACAATGATAGCATGTTCGTCATGCACATGACAGTTACGAATCATGTCCCAACTGTTAATAAGTTCTACATTCTTATTGATATTGTCAACGATGTTATCCTTTGGTACAGAGTCACGTGGCTGAACTACAATAGGTACACGCCTAAACTCTACAGGTAAATCAGGTACGTCATCACCATTAAGTAGTACAGCTAGATGAGTATGCCCACCCTCTTTTACTCTGTCCTGTGAAGGAAGAACTGTAATACGTTTACCGTTTAAAGACTTTACAAAACGGTTTACCGTCTGATGTTTCTCGTCAACAATCTTTCCTTCCTGATCTTTGGAAAAGAAATTATTAAAGACAATAACAGGAACATGGTCAAGGTTGTCATAGTCTGCCTTCTTTGTTTCCTCGCTGTTACCTCCATCAATGAATGCAAAGGATACATTCTTTAACTTACTGCGGTGTTTCTTTAGTGTCTTCTTGCTGTCACCCTTGTATAAGTCAAAGGTAAACGTCTTGTCCTTCTCTTTCATCTTCTCTGCAAATTCTGTTAGACGTTTTGTCACAGCTTCCATAGCATTGTGTGCTTTACCGTTAAACTCTAGCTCGTCTGTCTCTGTTGTTGCATCTTCAAATAGATCAAAGCCTGTGTAGTGTAGTGTGTCAGTCTTCTCAAATGCAGCAAGGGACATTTCAATAGCACGTCCACCATTCCATGTACCTACCTCAACGATACTATCAGTAGCATATGTACGTACCAGATCAGCAAGCTGACGGTAGCGAGGAAGATTAACATCAGGTGTAACTTCTTCCTTAGATAGCTGCTGCTTTAAATTACCCTTGTAGTGTACCATGTATTGTGACAGTGGTGAGTTGGCAAAGGCAGCTAATCCAGTAACATTTGGTGTGAGATTGTGTGCCTTCATTCCATGAGCAAGGTATATTTTTAGAAGACGTTCAAAGATAAATCCATCATGCCATTCACGATACGATACTACCTCACCAATATCATAGCATCCCCTCAGATCAGCAAGCAGATAGTGTGGTGACTGATAGTCAAGGTTAAATGCAACAAAGGAAGTTTCACTGTAGTCTGTATCCTGTCTTCCCAAGTAAACCAATTCACACTTCTCTGGAACAATCTTCATCAGTTTCTTTTTACAGAATGCTTTTGTGGTTACTGTATCTGCGTCCAACCAGATCATCCAGCCACCCTTTGCTTCCTTGTCACCAATCTCTAGGGACAGGTCAGTCATGGCATATACTTTGTGTGACCACTTGATAGCATCCATGCGCCAATTGTACTGCATCTTGCCACCCTCAGTACCATCGTGGTCCTTCATTCTTTCTCGATAGTTCAGCATGTCTTGAACATCATTTAGATTACGATACTCAATAACTTCTGACTGTGGAAAGTCAGCTACTAATTCTTCAGGGCAGTCATGGTAGTAAGCAATCAACTTCAGATCGTTCTTCCAAAACTTAGCCACTGACTCTAGCATATTCTTAGCATAGCTTACATAACCACTATCACTAAATGATGTTACAAATCTAACCATTTTGTTCACTCATCTCCTTATATAATTCAGTCCACTCTTTTGCATAGTGGTTGTCTATCTCTCTCTTACCATCCCATCCTCTAAACAATGGTCCTCCTGTTGTAAAGTGTACACACTTAGGATCAATGCTTTCAGATGAATGACCGTCAAGCCAGTTCCACTCTTCAGCCAGTTGTGCTACTTTATCTGCCCAATATAAAGAGTGTAGCCAGCTACCATTCTTAACATTAACGTCAGCTACAGTAAGTTCATTTAATTCTGGACTTGCACAGTTCCAAAGCATAAAGCTAGACCAGTTCTTTCTGTAATAAGACTGCTGTAACTGGTTGTCCATTTTATATGTATCTTTAGGAACATAGTTGTGGTGGACGCAGGCAACACTAAAGTTTCTGTCTGAGAACATATTAAATAGTTTCATAACGTCATCTCTAAAGTACATGTCGCAGTCAACAAACAGGGCAAGACCTTGATGCACATTAAGGAATGGTACAAGAAAACGTGTGAAACTAAACTCAGTAGAGAAAGGCTTATTGTCAAACGTATCTACCTGCTGTCCTTCCTTGATAGTACCTGCTCTCCAATACAAACCTGAACGTCTTACACTATCCTGAGTAAGACGTACAATATTTACAGGACCAGAAGTATATTTATTAATGCTGTATTCAAGCACATCACAGTACGTTTTTTCCTTTGGATCATATCCTATGTAGATTGTAGGAAGACTACTCATTAGTAGCTTCCTCTGCAATCTTTTCTGTAAGTTCTTTGAATGTAATAAACTCTGAAGGTATCATAAAGTATTCTAGTGTAGTTAGAATAGCAGACTTTAGTTCATCTTCAATAAGATCACTACTAAGATCATCAATGACAACACTCTTTAGAATCTCTACTACAATGTTATCACAGGTAGTTGTTGTAAGGTCTACCTTTATAGTTGGTTCAAGAAAACTCATTAATACTCCATGTAAAAAGGGGATACATCAGCGAATACCGCCACCACCTTGATGTATCCCCAGTTGTTATGCCTACTTTATTGCGATCAACTTAGGTTGTTCTTCTTCAGGAACAACTTCTTCCAATGTAACAGTAAGAAGACCATCCTTTAAGCCTGCGTCTCTTACTTCCATAGTGTCAGACAAAGAGAATGATTTACGGAACTTACGTGCCGCAATACCTGTTACAATATAGTTCTTACTATCGTCACCTTCTCTGTCTCCAACAATAGTAAGGATACTATCCTTCAATTCAATCTTGATATTTTCTTTTGAGTAACCAGCAACAGCAAGTGTTAGCTTGTAAAAATTACCATTCTTTTCCAGATCATGTGGAGGAAATGCGCCAACATTACTTGGCACACGCTTGAACAAATCTTCAAAAGTAAATCCCAACATATAGTCTGGGAGTGTCTTAGAGTTTTTATTAATGTAGTCGATAAAGTTCATTGTTATCTCCTTGTTAAGCAAGTTAATTAAGTACACCACTATGGTCGTACCATGCATATACTACTACAGTATACAATTGTTGTCAAGAAAAAAGTTAAGTAAACTTTTCTCCTCTAAACCAACAGACAAGAGAGCATCGTTCTCCTTCCTTCACCTTAGTTATACGATGATATACAAAGGAAGGAAAGACAGCAATGCTACCAATCTTTCGCATCTCTTTAAGAGTAGCAAACCTATCTCCATTCTGTGGATGCACCCACTTCTGTACCTGTAGATCACCACCCTTAAACTCACTGTTAAGTGTGACGCATACTGCCAGCTTTCTTCTGTAAGGATCAGAGGGCAGTTCTACGCCAGTATCCATGTGCCAGTCGTAGAACTGTCCCTTGCCATAGAAAGAAATCTGTGGAGTTTCAAAACAATTTATGTGAAAGTCCCAGCCAGCTTCTTTGTTAGCTGTCTCTGCGTACAGTTGTAGAATGGAAGTTAGTTCAGGATTTTCTAACCAAGTAAGTCTGCTATTCCTTACCTCTTTAAGTAAAACACTATTGCCATTCTGATATACATCAGCTTCCTGACTGTCTAACTCCTTGGCAATACCTACTATACTATTGCATAGTTCTTTTGGTAGTACTTCTTTATACGTGTGGTACGTAAGCATTAAACTCCGCAACTCCCTCCATGTCCAGTAATGTCACAAATGTCATGTGTCTCTAGTCCTTCCTCAAACTCTTCACCTAATTTATCCACAGCTTCAGCATAAGGTACTGATGTTAGTGGCTGTCCACCACGACAGCCGTCAGGGTATACAGTAAAGCCCCGTAAACGGTGAGCGTAAGAAGCAAGTACATCAGTAAAGCTGTCAACAGTATCTTCATTGTTAAGTTTACTTCCCCATGATGGTAAGTTAATAGTTGAAGAGATAGACATGTCAACGTAGTCCTGTACGTCTGCCTGAAACTTGATTCGTCTCTGATAGTCTTCAGCAAGATCAAGAGCAGATTCAATCTTATCAGGATTAGCACCATACAAGTCTATCAGTTCCTGTGCTGCACTGTCAACAACATACTGATAGTGCCAACGTGTGCCTCCCTTCAAGTACCGTCGCTTGTAAGCAACAGCAAAGATAGGTTCAACACCCGTACTTGTACCTGCAAGAATACCAATGCTTCCTGTTGGTGCAATAGCACGGTTAGCTACTGGTGTGCTGCAATCAAACTCACTTGCAGTCTTCTTTGAAACTTCATCACTAATACCCTTGTATACACCCAACCACTTATGCAGTTCAGGTGTTACCTCGTACTTGTAACTACGCTTGATCAACCACTCATGCATACCCATCAAACCAAGACCAAGCCTACGATTTTTAATACGTACATCGTATACCTTTTCGTAAGGCAGCTTTGCCTTGAATGTACCGCACATAAGAAACTTAGTGGCTAGAGTAACGATATCCTTAAACTCTTGAAGGTTGTCTACTCTACCAAGGTTGATTGATCCTAAGTTACATACGTCCGAATCGTCTTCCGAAGTAACTTCAGTGCACGCATTACGGAGTGTTTCATTTTCTTTGTCGAAAAAGTTAAACGAAAATCCCGGTTCAGCGGTGCGCAGTGCTTGACGAACATTCTGCTTAAATGTATTCCCAACATCTCCTGTCTCCCAGTAGTTAATTAACCATTCAGTATCGTAGTTCACGCTGATGTTTGTCATGTCCAGCGGAGCTATGTAATTAAAATCTTGTTCCTTTATCTGACCGATAGTAAAACCTGTGTTACCAACGGGCATGTCATACCAGTTCTTGCTGGTAAGAAACTTTTCTACATCAGCATGTTTCCAGTTAAGACTGGCATAGATAGCAGATCGTCTGCTACCACCCTGCATAACCCGTCTGCCAATCTCGTTGATCATCAACATCTTTGGAATAGGTCCAGAAGAAAGACCGCCAGTACCTGCCAGTACTCTTCCCTCTTCACGGTAGACAGAATAGTCTACGCCAATACCACCACCTGTCATCAGACATGACTCTGCCTTCCATGAAAGGTTTGCCCAGTCTTCCCGTGTATCTTCTTCTGCTCGTAGTAAGTAACAGTTGTTGAAGAACTTGTTAGGTCGGCCAGCGTAGTATAAGTACCTACCACCGGGAATAAACTTCAAGTCAGTAATATATTCCTTTAGCTGTTCCTTCTCGTCTTCCTTGAGATAAGGACTGCATACATCATCAACAAGAACTGAAGCTAGACTTGACCATGTTTCACAGCCATGGTGTGCGTACTTATGTTTGAAGATATCTTCACTAAACTTGGAACGGAACATAGGGTTTTCATTAGATCGAAAAGTAGGCATATACTTTATTCTCCCTTGGTTACTTGATCGTGGACATAAAGCATGATTATCGCATAGTGGATAATCTTTAGCAAGTCCTTCCTGTTCTTTCCTTCCTTGTTACCATATCTTTTCCAGTATTTCAATATGTTACCCATGACAAAACCCTCGCCATGTCCACTGTCAAGGATGATATCAGTGGCTTGATATTTACCCTTGGCATAATGTTCTGTATAAGTAGACGAAATGTATTCATGCATCTCGTCTATATATTCTGACTCATCAAACCTAAAGTTAGGAAGTTCTGAGTATAGCTTAGTAATCTCTGCATCTCTTTCCATAGTATCTCTCCTAGTCAAAGGTAAGGACGGCATTGATACGCCTACGAACATATTTAATCTCCTTAGATTTAAGAACTTTGAATGCAAAGCTACGAACATAGTCTGCATCCACACCTGCTATATCACAGACAGTACTAAAATCTTCAGCAGTAACACCTACAGAGGCAAAGAACCATGCCTTTGCAGCATCACGTGCTATCTTAGATTCTATTGATTCTCTATTATTTTCTGGTTTGGTAGCATCAAGCATTGCCTGTAAGACAACACCAAGAAACATTATCTGTTCAGGACTTGTTGTTTTGTTTTCTACGAGACTTTCCACTTCTACCAGAAACTTTTCTGTTCCCTCTCTCATCTAGCCAACTGTCAGGAATACCATCAGAGAGTTTACAAAACACAAAGTCGTTCTTGTTACACCAGTCTGCATAGGTAGTCTTTGCTCCTTTGTTTAATTTCTTGTTAGGGTTATCGAATACAAATCTTACATCCAAGTCAGGATTAGACTGCCTAAGAAAAAGATGTTTCTTTCTGTCTTCTAGTGTGAACCTACCCTTCACCTCTAGTATAATACCAGATGGAAGAATAAAGTCAGGAAGATATTTCTTTGACTCGATCCACATGTACGGAATGTAGTGTGGTTCAAACTCAAAGTCAATGTCTAAATTTATAAGGTAGTCTGCTGCTCTTCTTTCTGATCGTGATCTGAATCTATAGTTCTGGGACATTAGGTTCACGTTCTACATGTGTTAGATGTTTGACATACGTCGCATATTGGAATGAACGTAGTCCCTTGCCACCATTCGCATCAGACCAGCAATCAAACTTATGAGAGCAATAATTACACCCAGTATCCAGACGCATATTCCCAGACTGGCCATCAGGCACAGCATCATAGCAGCGAGAAGGTGGCTTGTCACTGTCGATAGCTTGTCGTAAGTAGTTAATTTTTTCTTCTGCATTTATCATATCCATATGGTGAACAGGACAGTAAGCAATCTCTCCTGTTGTCTTGTCGATAACTACCCAGCCTGCTTCCCTCACATTGTTTGCTTGAGCATATGCAGATAGCTGTGCAACATAACCAAACGGGTCTTCCTTAAATATTTTTCCTTCAGTAAACTTCTTGAAGGAGAAGGAAGATGCACTCTTAAAGTCAACAAGCACACCATCAACTACTGCATCCTGATGACCAACAACGTCATTCAATACTACCTGCTTCTGTTGGTCAGTAACTTTATGTCCGGATACTTTAGAAAGAAAGACAAGAAGTGCTTCAAGGATATCTCCATAAAGAAACTTGATGTAGTCAGAACCAGCCAGTTCTTCCTGTTCAGTTGATCTGACAGAGTACCATGTCTTACGTGCTGGTTGACCAATCATTGACAGCCTTAAATTATTTCTTGGCTTTCTTTCCTCAGTAAGAGCATCGACAACAGCATCAGTAACATCCTTCGCTAGTTCCTGCAGAGCAGTAGCAGGAATCTTTGTAGGTTCATCACTGGTGAATAGACTGTAAATGTCCTCTACCAAAGTATCAATTGTTTTCTGTGCTGTTGTCATTTTAATTACGCTGCTGCTTGTGGTTCACCCACCAAACGATAGCGAGTATACGGTTCACCTGATGGTGTTTTAGCAGTGACAGTAGCAATGTCATACCCACGGTTACGAAGACGTGAGATATCTGCAGTTAAGTTCTCTGACCATCCATGTTGGATAGCAGTCTTACGTGTAACACGCATACGCTTACGTAGTGCACCAAGTAGTTTACCTTCATTAGTCATAGTCTAGTTCCTTTGTTGAGTTGGTTATATAATCTGACAGTCCCTCTCCACACCTGTCAGCAATCGTTGTCCTAAGTAAGTGACAACCCCGTGTGTAGGGACGGTTAGAACGGAATTTCTTCACCCGTATCTAAGTTATTTCCTACAGTATAACCACCCTCTACTGCAGAGAAATCCTTATTGCCACCGTACTCTACAAGGTCTACGACTTGTAAAGCCATCAGGTCAGAAGCTACGCCCTTCTTCTTGTTGTACTCCCACTCATACGTAGCAAACTTAACATTGACCATGCTTCCGTTGCCAATAAGACTACCGTCCCAATTATTATTCTGTGAGTCTTTAACGATTGGAGAAGGACGTTCTGAACCATCACGCTTGTAAACCTTGCGCTTGATCTTTACAAAGTCTCCACGATCATCGCCCTTATTCTGTACGGTAAGACCAAGGCTTTCAATCAAACTTTTAGTATCCTCATCTAAACAAACATCGACAGAGTATACTGGTTCGTAAGTTGTATTGGGAGAAATTACACTTGCCCAATAAGCCTTGCCAGAAATAATATGTACATCACTCATGTTAGTTTTCCTTTCTAGGTTTAATCGCCACACCATGTGGCTTTTCATTCAACGATTTGCGAAGTATGCCTGATCACATTCACAGAGTCAAGCACTTTTTTTCAGTGGTTGTAACTTTTTTACTGCTTCGTCATAGTCCATCAACTCCTCTTGTCCTACATTGTAACAGGGTCTAACAAGCTTACCGTCTGCTCTATTGAAGTTCTCTTCCTTGATGAGCAGATGGCATGGGTAAAATCCTCTTAGAATAAAGTAATCATCAGATATCTTTATGACCAAGGCAAATAGATCAATAACTCCAAGACACTTATTACTTACAGCAAGTAGTCTACCGTTCACATGATCTGTTGTCTTAACGTCAACAGTAAGACCATCAATAAGTAAATCTCCTTTATCAGTTCCTCTCTCCATTGAACGTATACCAATATCCATAACACCATTCGGATACTCACCAATAATTTTGTACAGTGCTAACTCTCCAGCAACACCAAGGATATCAAACTTATAAGGATCACTTTTGTCTGGTTTAGCAGCAGTGTCCTTTACACTTTTCTTTCTATTATTATTGTAACGTGCCTGACCTATATCAGTGTACAATTTAATTTCAGTATCTTCAAGATATATCAGTGTGTTTCTGACCAGTTCTGGCCTATCTTGTATTCGCTGTCTAGTGGACATTTTATTTTCAAAACCTTTTCTGTTTGTTTCATTGCTAGTTTAGTTAGCTCTCCAAATCTATCAGCCTGTGGTCTGTATACCTCATGCTGATACTCATCGTGAATAGACGCAACTAACTTGGCATTGACATTATGCTTACGCACCAGAGTATTTATCTCCACTAGCCACTGCTTACAGATAACTGCACCTGCACCTTGAATGAGAAGATTGACTGCTGCATGTTGGTTACGAACCTTCAACCATCTACCATCAAGACCTTTAAGATAACCTCTTTGACTTGCCCTGTCAACCCTTTCTCTTAGCAAAGCTAGAGCAGGGACGTTACCAAGGAACGTATCTATTAGACGCTGACCATCCTGTGATGTACCACCAACGATCTGTCCTATCTTTGCTGCGCCTGCACCATAGATAAAGGCATAGATAAATGTCTTAGCTTGATCACGTGTATCAAGTCCTGCTGCCTTTTGATTTGATGTATGAATGTCACCTTCCACAACTTCTTTTGTAAAGGAAGGATCGTTAAGGTAATGAGCTAATGCTCGTAGCTCAAGCGAAGAAGCGTCGCAACCAACAAGAACATTAGCTGCATCTCCAACAGTCCAGCATTCCCTACACTCCTTACCATACGGTGAGTAAGACGCAGGAACTTGTGCCATGTTAGGAGAATGATGTGCCATCCTACCAGAGATAGCACGTAGTGTAAGAACTTGTCCATGTACTTTACCGTCCTCATGTACTGCATCAACCCATGACTGAACCTGAGCAATACGTTTCTTTAATGTAAGATATTCTGCAATCATCTGTGCTTCAGGGATGTCAACTCCGCGAAGCACAGATTCATCTACGATTGCATGTCCTTTTTCAGTGAACTTATCTGGTTGCCAACCACACTTGACTAATCGACTAACGATCTGCTGACGGGAGGCAAGGTTAAATGTCTGGTAGTCAATCGAAGTGTGTGGTCCTGCAACTGTTGTTGGGTCTTGTATATGCCGCAGACCCACAGAAGAAAGACTGCCGTCTTTTTTGTAACGAGGTGTGATTTCTTTAATCGCCACAGGAATAGGAATAAATCTTGTTTGAACTTCTCGTTCCAACTCAAATGACTTGTCCTGTAGTTGTGCGATAAGGCTAGTTGCTTTCTGTAAATCAAGAGTAAACCCATTCCTTTCTTGCTGACTAACCAACGCCCGTATCTTGTATTCAAGATCAATAGCACGTCGATCAATCTTTTGTATGTCTGGTTGAAGGTTAATCCAAACCCGTTCAGTTATGTCCACATCTCTTTTACAATACGTGACCATCTCTTCAGACAGGTGGCTAAAGTCTTTAAAGTCAATCTTATTGAACTGAAGTTTCTCACCCCATGCCTCAAGAGAATGACCGTTATCTCTTACAGGATCGGTTAGTTGAGACAGTATCAATGTGTCCTCTACCTGTGACAGTTTGATCTGTGTACCTAACAGTCTGTTAAGAGTGGGTGCATCAAACGATATCCCATTGTGCATTATAAACTTGTTCACTCGTTTAGCAAAGAGTGGAAATGTATCAATGCACTGATCACCCTTCCAGACGTGATGCTTACCTGTTTCTCTGTCCTTTGCTACGATACAGTGCACCAGTGTAGCGTCAAGAGAATCAGTTTCAATGTCCAGTACTACATCCATTACAGTGCCTCTTCTAAGTTATCTTCCTCCCCATTATCTCCTAGATTGTCTACCTCTGTCAAGCGTCCTGTGTCCTTGTTAAAGAACAGATGACATGCAACACCAGTATCTCCTGCGTACCTGTTCTTCAGCACGCGAATGGTAGTAGTGTTGGCAATGTTAGGATCATCTGATTGCTGATCACGTTCCATAGCTACCACTGCATCAGACAACTGTGCAATAGATTGTGATCCACGTAGATGAGCAAGGCTAACTTCCTTGCCGTCTTCATGTCCCTTGTCACCACTGCCTCTGCGTAGGTGAGAGACAAGCAGCAGTGCTACGTTAGTCTCTTCCACGATAGATCGTAGCTTGGTCATCAGGTTGTCAATGTTTCTACGCTCATCGTCACCCTCCAGACCTGACACAAGAATGGACAGGTGATCAAGGAATATCCACTTGCAGTCCAAGGCTTTGATCATGTAGCGAATACGTCCAAGTATCTCGTCAGTCTTCATGCTACCAAAGTGATCGAAGGCAAAGAATCTACGTGTACCTACTGTTGCTTGCTGCCATGTAATCAGGTCTTCACGGCTGAACTGTTCTCGTATCTCCCTGATGTACAGTCGAGCGTTAGCTTCCACCGACATGAGATGAAAGATAGTTGAACGTACATTCTCTTCCAAAGAGATAACACCAATGTTTTCTTCTGTGTTGTTCAGAACATGGTGCATCAGTTCTCTGATCACACTTGACTTACCAGTACCTGTACCTGCAGTGAACGTAACCAGTTCACCAGTACGAATACCATATAGCTTGTCGTTGATACCGTGCCAAGGATAGAGACAGGTCTTGTAGTTACCTTCCTCATACAGTGCGTCACCCATGTCAGCAAGATTGAGAATACCTGCAGGTGTATATATCTTAGCGTTCCACCATGCACGAGTAAACTCTTCACGCTTACCGTTCTGAATGTACTCACATGCATCCTTGTACTCAAGGTGCACGATCTTGCATTGGTTAGGTTCAAAGAGAGAAGCAACCTGCTTTGCTGCCTTACGCCCTGCATCGTCGTTGTCAAAGCAAAGTACAATGTTCTCGTACTGAGACAGGTATTCTAGGTTTGCTTTACAGTTGCGTAGTGCTGATGCAGCACCGTCCTTGATGGAAAGGACAGGCCATTTACTGCCAAGCATTTCATATGCAGCAAGTGCATCAAGTTCACCCTCACAGATGGTAACGTACTTGCCACCCTGATTGAATAGGTTTTGTCCAAAGAGTATACCTTGTCCTACATTACCAGTGGTTCGAATTTCCTTGGGCAGATTACGAACCTTGTCACCTACATGATTGTTGTCCTTATCATAGTAGGGATACCAGTGCTGAATGATCTTGTTTGAATTATCTCTTACTGTTCTTACGTTGTACTTCTTACAGGTAGCTTCTGAAATCTTACGGTCTGGAATGCTAGTGATCTGGCCATTGATGGTCATAGGTCGTACCGTGTTGTGTTGCTGTTGAAGTTCTGACATGCTGTCATCCTTTGATTTAAAGTAAGTTGAACAACTGTAACACCAAGAATGACCATCACTGTATGTCATACATGCATCACTGGATGTACACTCAGGGCAAGGACCGCGCTTTACTACGTGACTCTCTGTTTTTATCATAGCTTTACAATCCTGTAAACAGTTTCGTTTCTTTCGCCATACACAGTGAGCTTACGCTGACTGCGGCTTAACTTGTTAGCGTACTTGAGATGGGTAGTCAAGGACTTTATTGACTCAAGAACATCCTGCATCTCGTCTAGTGTGCCTGTATCAACAGACTTGTTGTTGGTCTTGTTCACCAGACGGTACATATTTTTTATCCTTGTGTTTAAGTTTACGTGAGTAAAGTGTCTTGTCCTTGACAACCTTATGTCCCAGTGCACGCATCCATCGCCAGTTAGGATCACGATGTTTGGCTATCTTTTTCATAGTGGTTACTCCTCTTGGTTGTTTAGTAAGTCATCGACAAAAGCCATGTCACCTGCCATAATCTCCTCTGTTTCCATTGATGCTAGTTTCTTTGCTTCTTTTCTGTTGTACCCTTCTTGCATATACATTGTCAACAGTTCTCGAAAGATAATCTTTCTGTCCTTTTCCCAGAGGTTCTTCATTTACCCTGCCCTCTGTATCTCTTCCAGTTCTTACGCTTGTGTTTATTCTTGGGGTTAGTGTTAGCTGAATGACCAATGCTTGTCTGTTGGTGCTTGTTCAGTTCTAACTTCAACTTAGTTCCTATGTCTTTCTTACTTGCCATCTGTTAGTGCCTTCCATGATACAGGAAATAAATCCTTGATGATGTTATTCCAACTCTCTGCCAGTTCTTGTATCTCTTTTTGTGCGTGCTTGTCAATACGTAACTTGTATGCACGGGCAAAGGCAGAGAGAGAACCAGTAACATAATAACTCGTATACATAGACTGAGGCAAGACCATCCTTGCTTGTTCAGGACACACACCTAAGGCCATCAACCATTCGTACTCCTCTTGGCAGTGCTTAATTACATTTTTATATGCTTCTTTAGCTTCTAATTCTGGCGCTCCTTCAATTGTTTTCTCACTACTGCCTTGCTTGACATTGTCTGCTTTACCTCTCCACGTATCTGGAGTGTAAAACTCAGGCGTGTCATTAACGTATCGTCTACTTACTTCGTTATAACTAAATCCTATTGTATGTTTGAACCTTTGCCTTGCAACAAAGATAGGAACAGTTTCACGTAGAGTTATCATGCAATGTGTGAATGGTGTGAAGTGATCATGCTTGGCAAGGTAACGGATCAGTGCAGCATCCTTCGATGACAGTTCCTTACGTACACTATGGTTTACTTCCCATTCACTCTCCTTATCAAAGGACACACGAGCAGCATTGACTACGGTCAAGTCAGTACCAAGGTAACTTATAAGTTCAGCTTTCATTATTGGCTCACAAAACTAATTAGGTGCACGGGTATCATTACTGCAATGGTAGAGTTGCCGGTGAACTGCATACTTGCAATAAGACTTTCTTGTGGTGGATAGATTAGAGTGTAGTTGTTAAACAGGTTTGAAGAACGCATCAATGAATAGTTAGCTACGCCCTTCTCAATACCCTCAAAGTCATCGAGACATATTACAGCATCTTCTTTAAGAATCTTAGATAGTTTTTCAATATCATTTTTCTTAACTCGTCCATCAATGTTCACCATGTCAAAAGACAATTGACTATTATCTAGTAGTCTGTCCAGCATCTCTTCACTTGGTTTGTTGTACTGTACAATTTTACAGGCAGTATGTGATGGCAATGGTATGTTATTGTTAACGTCACAAGTATGTATCTCCACACCCTCTCTGTCAATACCCTGTGCCATGGACAGAGTAGACTTACCAATATAAGTTCCTATCTCTAGTATATTTTTTGGCTGAAAGTAACGAGCAAGACAATACAAAGCGAAGCAACTGAACGGTGGAATAGAACCTGTTGGTATCTGTGCTTTCTTTTCAAGTTCATTAAGCATCCTCATAGTGTCGAACAGTTCATTCCTTTCTGCACACCAAGATGAAGACTGTTCAAATACTTTATTCCAAAACGATTTGGAAAGTTCATAGGTAGATATTCTAATAGGATTCATTTAACTTTCTTTCTGATATCTCTTCAAGTTTAGCTTCAGTTGCTGATAGTTTTTCCTTTAAATAATTTACCTGTTCTTTAAGTTCTTTCGTTCTTTTGTATTGTTCGTACAGTTGTTCATTTAATATCTTAACTTCTTTCTTTAAGAGAAATAGTTCTGTTGTCATGCTAGAAACTCCCTAACAATTCTGTCTCTCACATTTGATATACCCTTTGCAAGTTTGAACAGGTCATCATGCTGTAGCTTGCTAGAAGGTTCTATGTCATTCGTTAAGTCAAGCAACTCATTCAAGTCTTTGATAAGATTAGGAATAACGCCTGTCTTGTAGTCTGTCATTCTTCTTTCCTCGCTGTCTATCAAACCTTGAATATAGATACGTACTCTTACTGGGTCAAGATGTACAAGTTCTCTGCTTGAGATATCGTCAACAAAATTTTTAAGATCATGTGACAACACTCTCATGTTAGAAGGTATCCGTAAAGCCAGAGTCAGGATACTCTTCTTCCAATAACTTTTTAAGTTTTGGTTTGAATAACTTACTCTTTGTTTCTAGCATGTGTATTGTACATCCAAGTTCAAAGCACAGATAGTCAATGTCTTCCTCTCTGAACATCAGACCTGTATTATCTATATAGTCAAGAGC